TTTGATCTATATATACTATAACAGATTTAACGCACGATGTCAATAAAAAAATAAATAAAATAAAAAAATAATCTCGTGCCAAGCAAGTCTATGCAATTCTCGTGCCAGAAATACATCGCCTCTCCCCCACACAAACAATCCTAGCAAGTTTCGTGCCAAGAATTATCTCTAGCCTAAGGTAGGTTGGCACAGTTCTTGCATACCCCCCTTAAATTAGTCGGGGGTACCTGAGAATAATAAAAAATAAATAATAAAAACAGCCTTCACCCCTATTTTTTGCTACCCCTAGACCTCTAACCCCCCGTAATCACATCTAGCTTAGGCACTACCCTTATCAGGGGTTATTTTACCTGGAATAGGGGTTACACTTCCCCACACAGACGTAAGCGTAGACTTTTTTAGATATGAGCGAAGCGAAATATCTAAAAAGCTGCCATCCGAATGTTGACTTCTGCAACATAGTATGCTAAGGTGAGAAAATGCGCAAACCTACTAAATTCAAGTGTGGCTGTTATAACTGGCAAATATACTGGAGTCAGGAGGAAGCAGATGAGATGTATGGTAAGACCGACTCTAGTTCCAAAGTAGTGACAATCTACAAATGTAAGAATGAGGAGATCACCAGGGAAACGCTACTACATGAGCTACTTCACGTGGTAATGGAAGATAAGGCAGAGGCAATATTTAACTTTGACTCTGACAGTAAAAGTTATGATAAAGAGGAGAATCTTATTAGGTTAATGTCACCAGTACTGATGCAATTAATTATGGATAATCCCGAACTATTCGATTTCCTAAGCAAAAAAAGTAAAACGAGGTCTAAGTGAGCGAAATTCAGTCAAAATATGATTTAGAATCAGCTAAAAAGATGTTCATGGACTTCAAACCCCTGAAAGAAATAGCTAAAGTATTGAATATTAAATACCGGACACTGGTATATCATAAAAATAAGTGGGAAGAGGAGCGCAATCTAGTACGTAAGGAAATTTTGCGAGACTTAGCTGACAACAAGAGAGCGATTTTAGTAAACCTTACATCAAACTCGCTTGATTGTGTAGATAGGGCTATAGAAGACCTAAAGAAGCGAGACAAACCTCCCACAATACACGAGGCTCGACTGCTTACCAACATTGTATCTGAGATTGATCGTATAATCAGGTTAGATGATGGTGAGCCTACCGATATAATAAGCGAACACAAGCCTTCTACGGTAATAGAGCTGAAGGCAAAATTAAAGAAGGACCCATTTTACATCGAGGATGCGTCTTTTAGGGAGATTACAGATGAAACTACTACTAGCACTAATGCTTCTGATTCCGACACTAGCTCTGAGTCAGATAACACTAACAAAGAATAACCATATTGTATTTAAGGGGGTTGTAAATGCTAAAAGCGTTGCTAAAGCTTCAACAGATTTGCTCAAACTTAGTTTCAGGACTAAGCCAGGGGACACGTTATATATTGTTCTTGATAGTCCTGGTGGCTCTGTCTACGATGGGCTCAATTTTGTTCAGCTCTTTGCTACGATACCTCGGAATGTTTCGTGCATAGCTAAAAAAGCTCACTCTATGGCACATCACTTTCTACAAGCATGTCCTGGCAAGAGACACGGCTTATCTAACATGATGTCTATGGCTCACAGAGCTTCCGGAGGTTTTAGAGGTACATTTAATAGTGGTAGAGTAGAGCAACAGTTAGAACTATGGACAGGTATTGTGCAAAGCATGGAAAAAGTCAATGCTAAACGCATGGGACTTACTTTAGAAAAGTATCAATCGTATGCAAAAGATGAATATTGGTGTCATGGGTACGATTGTGTAAAGAAAAATTTTGTAGATCAAATTAGTAAAGTTAGTTGTAGTAAAGAACTAATTAATGAAGAAACTAGTAGAACAGTAAACACTTTTTTTGGTAGCTACAAAGTATATGATTCTAAATGTCCTCTTATAGGCATGGTTCGTTACGAAAGGATTTCGAGAAGGTAATGAGTTTAATAGATTTAAAGCCTAGCGATGCCCTATACCTGCAAATCATGGAAGATCTGCATAAACACTGGGCTCCGCACTCAGGACAAGTAAAAGTAGGTATGCCTCTTATTAAAGGAGAGGTATCTACTGTATTTATTCAGTGTGGACGTAAGTGGGGTAAAACGGACTTTGCTGCTTACATGTTATGGAGACATGCTTTACTACATCCAGGCTCAGTATGTTACTACATAACTCCTGAACTAGCTCACGGTAGAGAAATTATCTGGCACAATGGTCGCCTAAGCCAGTTTGGCAGGGAAAAGGACGAGCAAGGCAGATTTGTTCCAGGGGGAGAGGAGCCTTTAAAGAAATATATTAAACATATAGCCAATACTGACTCACGTATTACATTTAAGAATAATAGTAGTATAAAAATTGTAGGTTCTGAGAACTGGGCTGCTGCTAACGGTCTAACACCCGACTTTGTAGTGTATGACGAGTTTAAAGTATTTCATCCTATGTTCCATACCGAAATGAATCCTAACCGTATTGTACGTAAAGCACCTCTTGTAATAATTGGAACACCGCCTAAGCCAGGCGACAGGAATCAAGAGCAATACATGGAGTTTGCCGATGAATGTCTTAAAAGAAAAGACTGCGCACATATTATCGCCTCATCTTATGATAATCCACACATGCCTAAGGAGGAAATCGACAAAGAGATCGAAAAGCTCAGGGTACGTGGTGAAGATGATGTTATCAAACGAGAGTATTTTGGAGAAATCAGTCTGGGAGGAAGGAACGCTATTTTCCCCATGTTTGATGCCAAAAGTCTCAGACCCTTTGGAGAAGTAACAAATGCTATTAGAAAAGATCTTAAAAAACTTGATTGGTACTGTATTACTGATCCTGGCTCCACTACTTGTTTTGCCGTTCTTTTTGCTGCTATTAATCCTTACACTAAACAGGTGTATCTTCTTGATGAGTTTTACGAAACATCCCAAGCTGATACCACGATCAAACAAATATACCCGAAAATAAAAGCTAAAATGAAAGAGTTGAATCCTTATATAGAAGTAGACGATTGGTATAAAGTATATGACGAAGCCGCAGCCTGGTTTGCTACAGAATTAATGGGTCAATTTGGAGACTACTTTATGCCAACAGCAAAACACCTACACAAAAAGGAAAATGGCTTGTCACTATGTAAAGATCAAATAATATATGGAACTCTTGTTATGACAGATCGTATGCAGAAATTAAAGTGGGAAGTACAGCAGTATGTACGAACAGATAAGGGAGATATTCCTAAAAAGAATGACCATTTAATAGATTGCTGGAGATATTTAAATGCAGCAGCAAATTATGATATGAATCAGCTAATAGAAAAGAAAAAGAAAGAAGATCCCAGACGAGGATATTCATTAAAAGAAGATGTAAATAATATAAAAAACGAAATGGATTGGACCCATTCAATAATGCCGTGGGAGGACTAACGTATGGATATTACACAAATATCAATTATTTTATCAATTATTGCTTGCATTTTAAGCGCAATTCTGCTACCTTTTACGCTGTATGCTCTGATTTTGGTGAAAAGTTTAGAAAAACAAACACACACCGTACAATTTATGCCAGCCGAGGAAGCTCTCAGTAAAGAGAAGTTTGCTGATCCTGACAACGTATTTGAAGAAATAAATCAAGAGCAACAAGACGAGAATGAAGAAATTTATAGAATGGTATAGGAGATTAGATGGATTTATTTGAGGACATTAAAGAATATCAAGAAATGAAGTCTTTGGTTCTCAGCAGAAGTGACTTTGATAAGGTTTCAAATGAAATCGCCAATCCCTCTGAGCCTAGCGAAAAACTCGTAAATGCATTCAGGACTAATAAGAGCGTAATCGAGGATGAGTGAAAAGTTTGCAGATTCAGACAAAGTATTTGATGAAATAAATCAAGAGCAACAAGATGAAAATGAAGAAATCTACCAAATGGTATAGGAGCATAAATGAGTTATTTTGATGAGTTAGGTGACGATAGACCCGATAAAGTCAATATCAAGCCGTATCATTCGATAGATAAAAAAGATGAAAAAGAAGTATTAAAGTGGTGTAATAAAGTAGTAAAAACCCTAGAAAAACAAGCCGTTGCCAGAAACGCAAAAGCCAGAAAAAATTTAGAGACATACAGAGGGGCAGTTACTACTACAAGCCGTACCGATATTAGACGTTCTGACCGTCAATTTGTAAATAGAGTAAACAAGTTTGTTGTTAATCATTTACATGATATGACAGAGACTCGTATATCCCAATTATCTAGGTTAAAGCCAGCCGTAAACGTATTGCCTACAAATGATGAATATGAGGATAGAAATGCCTCTAAAGCTGTAAAGTTCCTCATTGACCATCTATGGTACATAAACAATGTAGATGAGATAAGACAAAAGATGCTTCGTAACGCTTTTGTTTTTGGCGAATCTTACTGTTTTGTAACATGGGATAAAGAGAAAGGTGATCTACATCCAATGTATGTAAAAGCTAGGGATATGGGCATTAGTCTTGACTTTGTAGATGAACAAGGAAATCCTGTACTAGATGAAGAAGGTAAAGCTGTAAAAATAGATCCTAAAACACCAATTAAAACAGGAGATGTAAAGTACGAGGTAGAAGTACCTTGGCGAGTCTACATGCAAAGACAAAAACAATTGAATCAAGTAGAGTATGCATTTAGAGTACGTGTAGAAGCTACAGAAACTCTTAAAAAAGAATATCCTAATAAAGCTAAAGAGATTAAAGAATCTACAGATGTAAAATCTTTTGATGCCGATGATTTAGCAGAGCATTTCCTAGAAGAAGATACTGTATATTATGAATTTTATCATAAAAAGACAAAACATTGTCCAGAGGGAGCATACGTTAAATTTACAGATGATGTAATACTAGAAATGAGTGGAGCCCCATTTTCACACGGTAATTTACCTTTTGTACGTATTACTGACATGGATATACCAGAACAACTTAATGGTGTTTCTCAATATGAGCTAGTAAGACCGATTCAGAACATGCATGACAATCTTTCTACATTACTAGCTAAAAATATTTACATGATGGGACACGCTAAGTGGGTTATGCCTAGAGGCGCTTGTAAAATAGAATCTCTGGGTAACGATAATACTATTGTACAGTACCAGGGTCCGGTAGCACCTCAAATGCTACAGACAATGCCTAACCCTCCTGAGGCGTATAGTTTTAGAGATTCTTTACGCAATGAAATGGGGCAAATATATGGTGTACAAGGAGTATCTAGAGGACAACCACCTAAAGGTATTACAGCAGCCGTAGCTTTACAATTTTTAAACGAGCAAGAACAAGAACGTAATAGTACAACAGTTATTAAACACAATGATATGATTAAGTCATTAGCTAAAATGACTATTGCAGTATGTGGAGATAAGTATGACCCTGAAGATGGTCGTATGTTACGTATTGTAGGTAAAAATAATAGATATAGTATAAGACATTTTGATACAGCTAATTTACACAAAAATTATGATGTTAGATTAGAATTAGGATCAGGATTACCAGAAAGTAAAGCTGGTAAAGTACAGCGTATTATTGAAGTAATGCAAATGAAGCCTGACTTATTATCTGACGAAAGATGGATTGATTTACTAGATCTAGGTAACTCTGACAAAATGAATAGTCTAATGACTGTATCTGTAAGAGCTGCTGAGTCTGAAAATGAAGATATTATGGCAGGACGGTTTGTAGGAGATCCTGAAGAATTTGAAGATCACATTATACACTGGAAAACTCACACTAAAGCAATGCAAGAGCGTACATTCAAAGAAGAGTGTCCAGTAGAGTATAGAGAAGAAATGATGGAGCATATCGCTATACATGAATTTCTTATGGTAGAAAAAGCTAAAAATAGTCCTGCTTTTGAAGCGAAACTAGCTGAACTACCAAACTTTCCAGTATTTCCAAATGGATTTGTTCCAAGATCTACAGAACACCAGAGAGCTATTGTTCAAGGACAATCTAATGCTGGAATGCCTGTAGAAGGAGTAATTCCAGGAGAAGATAAATCAGAAATAGAAAGTAAAAACGAATTAATTAAAGGGAGTAAAAAATGAGTGAAGAAGTAGTAGAATCTATCCAAGAAGTAAATCAAGAAGTAGATCTAGCCCCAGAGGCGCATGAAGATGCTGGAGCATTATCTTTTGATGAGCTTGATTCTTTAACAGATGGCAGAAGTGAGGAAAAAGTATTAAATGATGCTAAAAAAGAAGTTAAGGCGGAGACAAAAAAGAACGAACCAAAAGCTAAAAGAGAGGACCACGATGAAGAGGCTGACGCTGGAGCAGAAGCGGAAGAAGGTGAAGCTGAGGCGTATGAAGAGGAAATTAAAAAAATCCTCGCCAGACAAGGTGAAGCAGACATGGAACTGTATGCAAACACCTTATTTAAACAAAAAGTAGATGGAGAAGAAGTAGACGTAGAACTACAAGAATTACTAAATAATTATAGTGGTAAAATGTCTTATGACAAAAAATTTCAAGAATTTTCTTCTACTAAAAAAGAATTTGATGATTATAAAAATAAATATGATACTGAAATAAATCAAATAAATAGTTATATAAACGATTTTGCCCAAAAATTTAGGCAAAATGATGCTCTGGGAGCGTTAGAATATTTTGCGGAATTTGCTGGAATGAAGCCGTACGAGTTTAGACGGGAACTTCTAAACCAGTTAGTCCCTGAAATGGAAAGACGTTCTATTATGACAGAGGATCAAATAAAAGCAGAAGAACTCGCTTTTCAAAACGAGTATCTGATGCGACAACATGAATCTGCACAAAAACAAAGTCAGGAACAGCAAGCCTTAACGGAACTGGAAAATGAAATTGTTCAAGTACAGGAAGCTCATGGTATCTCAGACGAAGATTTTGAGAACGCTTACAATGAACTTATGGAGATCGATTACGATGGAGAAATCAACCCTGCTACTGTAGCTGAGTATTACATGCACAGCACAGCTTACTCCAAAGCAGATCAGATTTTAAGTGGTATAGATCCCGTGTTAGCAGAACAAGATCCGGTGGTTGAAAGCCTTCAAAAAGTGATTGTGGAGAATCCAGATTTTGATGACAACGACTTGATCGAAATTGTGCAAACGGTTTATAGTGACTTCAAAAAAGATGCGTCTAAAACTGTTTCTAAAAAGGCTAGTCCTCCAAAGAAACAGGAAACTAAAACCCCCAAGAAACAAGATTTTGTAGATTGGGATGAAATTTAATTTTAACGAAAGGAGTTAAAAATGTCTGCTAATCATGAAAGACTATTTAGTTTAGACGAAGCGAACAAACTCTTTAAGATTAAGTATGAGAAGCTTTCTGAGAATGTATATAACTCTGCTAACGTCTTATTGGGTCGAGTAAAAAAATCCTATGATTTCGTAGGTGAAAAAATTCAAATTACTATTCCATCATCTTTTAGTGGTGGTGTTGGTTCAGGTTCTTTACCAAAAGCTAACACAGCTCTATACCAAAGAGCAGAGCTACAAGCTAAAAAGATGTATGCAGTAGTTGAAATTGATAGAGAGACAATTAAAGCTGCTCTAAAAGACGAAGGATCTTTCGTAAGAGCTACTAAAGAAGTAGTTAAGAAAGGTGTTGAATCTTTTATGAGAAATATGTCTCGTACATTGTTTAATGATGGATCTGGTAAACTAGGTGATATTGACGCTGCTGATCCTCTAACAGCTACATCAGTTTTAAAAATTGATGGTATGAAAGAAGCAAACTTTGAAGAAAGAGATCTTGTAGATATTTACGCTACAGACGGATCTTTAATTGCTGGTAAAAAAGAGATTCTAGAAGTAGATCCTGAAGCTGAAACCATTAAGTTAGCTGAGACTGTGAATGAGGTTACTGGGGTAGCATTTGACGTATCTGCTGCGGCTACTGCGTTAGGTAAAACACTAGGATCAGTAGTAATGCAAGGTTCTAAGGATAATGATCCTCAAGGTCTTAAAGGTGTAATTAAGAGTGAAGCTGAGCTAGCTGCTGACAGCGTTACTGATCTTTATACTGTTCCAGTAGGAAGACGATGGAGTGCTGGGCATTCTGAAAATGCTGCATCTGCTGCGATTTCTACAGATATGTTGAACAAAGTAATGTTGAACATTAAGAAGAAATGTGGTAAGTCACCTAACCTTATTGTTTGTTCATTTAAGCAATATGAAAAAATTCTTAATCTTTTAGAAGATCAAAAGAGATATAGTGTTAATACTAGAGCTGGCTTAAAGTCAAAATCTGGTGCTGACATCTCTTTTAGCGGTGTAGAATTTATGTCGATTGATGGACCTATTGGGATTTTTCCTGAGAGATTTATCGAAGACGACAGAATCTACCTTCTAAATGATTCACACATCCACATCAAGCACAGACCAGACTTCGGTTGGTTTGATGATGACGGAACTGTTTTCCTACGTAAGCCAAGTGCTGATGCGTATGAAGCACGTTACGGTGGATACTTACAAACGTATATTAACCCATGTTTTCATGGTGTAATTCACAGCTTGTCAGTATAATCTAAAAGAGGGCGCTCCTCCCTAGCCCTCTCCCCCAGTTTTTAAAACCGGCTGGGGGTTTTTAGGGAGTTTTAGGAAAATTATGGTTTCATGTGATTTTATAGATTTAACAGATGGGCAATGGAAGACAATGCCTCAAAATGCTGTAAATATCATGATAGAAGCCCATGGAACATTCGGAGTTGTACATATAGAAACGAGTCATTCTCAAGACCTTCTACATGATATAGCTAATTTACATCCAGGAGGAAGTGGTAATAAAGACCATGTAGTATTACAACCTGGAGTTAATTTTATAATGAATTGCGTAAGAATACAGCCAGCTACGTTGCCAGTATTTTTACCGGGAGAATATATAAGAATTTATTTTAATAGAGTTAAATTATAGGAATAATATATGTCATCAAACGACCATAAAAAATTTAAAACGGAGGCTACTCAAAAGACGAGTACCGACACTGAAGTTATATCTGATACAGTATTATTACCTCCGTACTCTACTGACCACGTACTAACTGTTACGGCTCCTAGTTCTACAGCAGGACTAACGGGACAAGTAGACGTTGAGTTAGAAATGAGTCCAGACGGAGAAAACTGGTGTCCGGCTCAAACTGAAACAATAACAGCAGGTTCAGGAGGAACAGCTACAGGCGGAGTTAGTGCTGAAGATGCTAATTTAAACGCAGTATCTACTCTCCCAGATCCAAATAGTGCAACCCCTACATACACATATACAGGTAACAAGTTTGCCTTAGGATCTAAGTCTTATGACGACTCTGGAAACGAACTTGACATAAATACTCCTAACGATGGTACTAAAGACTTTATGCATCAATTGATGTCTAAAGATAAACCATTCAATTACTCATTATGGTTAAAAACAAAGACAGATACACAGACGTTTGCGGATGATTATACACCCGTAATTTTTAGACATGGTGGAAAAGATAAATTTACAAATTTAAAGACTATTGAATTAACAGATAGTGGAACGCAAAATTTGTGTAGTATTCTATCTACTGACGAAGCTGTTATGTTAAATAATCAAAATACAGAACCTAATTTAAAAGTAGGTTCTTCAGTAACTCATTTTAATCCTTTTAGATTATCCACAGAATCAAGTTCAGATACTATGACTAATATGAACTGGGATGGCGGTATTGGAGGCGCCGGTGTTGTTGTAAGTACAAACATGAGAGTTACTTCTGGAAATAATGTAGATCCAGTAGGACTGAGTAGTACTAATGTTACCAGATATAGAAGACAATTAATGAGAATAGACGTAGGAACTACATCTTCTAATATTACAGGATCTATAGTATGGTTCCTGTGGAGAAGTACCTCTTCTGGTTTTTTTATGTCTGTTAATTATTTAGACAGTAATGAAAATATAATTTTATATAATGATGCAAGAGTGGGAGGTTCGTATCAGATAGATCAACTGGCAAATTGGTTTCACATTAGTCAGTATTTTGTAACAAGAACAGACAGCCATCAACACCAGTACTATTCGAGAACATCTTATAATGGCGGTAGTCCAGAAGTCGGTTTCGGTGCTTCAAATGTAGGAATGGCAGATATTTTTTCAGGAGCTACTATTCAAAATATTACTTTTGGAGGACCTTACAGAGTTTGGGACTCAGCTTTAGGGGCAAACAATTTTGCCGACGCTGGAGGATATTGGGAAGCAGATGTAGAATTTAATAAACTTTGTTTTTATACAGGGTTTTTAAATATGAATAATAACTGGCAAACTATATATAATAATAGAAAAAATCCTACAGCTTTTACTTCTAGTAACATGACGTTAAAAGCAGTATATGATATGGTAGGTCCTTCGGATGATACTACTAATAAAATATTTAAAGATATTGTAGAACCTAGTTCAGGCAGACAACTTATATTAAATAGCTCTAATGCCGATGTAACTATATCGGATATATCTAATGAACCTTTTGTATATGAGCAAACAGTAAATCAGTTTGAAAGTATATTTGACACAACTAAATCTTCTTCAATATCAGGCTGGTTTAAAACTACTATCGGTGCTACAGGAACCCTATTTAGTAATACAGGCGGAGCCGCAGCTACAGGATTAAAAGTAGATGTATCAGGTTCAGGTATAACTGCTTCCTATTTAAGTTCTTCTCAAACGACGTTTGTATCAGGTAACTTTAATGATGGAGAATGGCATCACATAGTTATGGCTCTATCCCCAGGAAGTCAGCTAATAGTGGTAGATAATACTTTTTCTCAAGCAAGTAACCACAACACATTAGTAAATGATGATTTAAGAGGAGATAACGGATTTACCTTATTAGGGGATGGACAGAGTAATGCTAACGCTACGAGTCCTTCTCTTACAGATGCATCTAAATTACAAGCATATTTATCTAACTGGAGCTTACACTCAGAAGAGTTAAATGTAGCGGCTATTTCTCAATTATACAGTAACGGACATGTTCGTAATATAAAGAATCTACCTGCTATAGATAGTAATGAAATTAAAGCTTGGTGGAAGTTATCAGACACTACTACGCCTGAGGAAGATTCAGCAGGATCTAATGATTTAACATATAATGAACCTGTTATTGAGGGTGCAAACACTTCTTATATATCTAGTCCTTCATCTACAGCAACAGGAGTACCTTACGCAGTAGAACTAGTAGGAGAGCAATCATGGTTTCCTAGCTTAAATACAGGCGGAGCAAATACAATGCCTGGACTTCACGATGATTGGACCATTTCTTTTTGGTGGCGACCGCAGTTTGCGAGTGCTACTAGCACCATCTGGGATCTTACATGTGATTTACCTAATTTTGCTGGAGCAGGATTCTCTCTCAGACAGGTATCAAATGGCAGCAGATACATTATGGCAAGGTATCCAGATCCTAATTCCACATCAATTCCGCGAGCTACACGCTGGAGGCAAGCTTCAATTAATAATCTTACTAATGGAGTGTGGTATTATACAACTATTGTAAAAGTAGCTGGCTTTAGCTCATCTTCTTCTGCTTTTCCTTTTCAGGTATATATTAATGGCAATGGAGCTAATATAGGTATAGATACGAGTAATCAGAACACTGCTAATCCTCCTTCTACACTATTTGATAATGTAGCGGTTGGGAGTTCAGGATTATTTAAAGCTAATCACAGTTTGCAGCGACTAGGAGATATTATTACGTTTAATAGAGCTTTAACAGCAACAGAAGTAAATGATTTATATGCCAATCATAATAATCCTAATCAAGTAACAGCTATAGCAAATAATATAGATGCTCATTTTAGAATGGGAGATGGACCAGATGATATTTTAGGTACTAATTATAGAGTCTATGATGTTACAGACACAACACCTACTACATATCTTCAAAATAGTGATACGACATTGTACCCTAGTCCTTTAACTAGTTATGCTACATCAGATACTCCTTACGAGTCAGGTACAGCAAGTAGTACAATCGCTTTAAGCACCTACGTATCCGATGCAGACGGAGCTACTAAGATCGTAGAAGAAGATCAATACGGTTCTGGTATCACCATGTCTTTAACAAAAAGATTTAACACTACAAATAATGAGTGGACAAATGTACATACTAATGAAACATGTGTATGTCTATCTTTTAATGGTTTTGAGGATCAGGCAGAACACTTTGCAATATATACTCATGATACAATAGATGTAGCAGATAACGCTTGGCACAACCTAGCACTGTCTTTTTCCGGTAGAGAGGGAGGAGCTACAACTAGTACAACAAACTTTTCTTTTGACACTACTTCACATAATTTTGTATTAAGTATTGACGGCTCTCCTATTACAGGAGCGCACTTCGTAGGCGGATTAGCTGGGATTCCTACAGGTAAATCATTTACTGCTCAAGAAAGATACTTAAAGTGGGACAACAATAGTGAAGAAGACTATATACCACATGCGCAATTAAATTCAAATATTTTTGAATCTATTAACCAAACTAATCAATTACATGAGCCTGTAAAGGATAGAGATTATAAGACAGGTTTTGTAGGATATGCTGATGAGTCTTCTTTTCATAGCGAATCTTGGTTTACAGACTCCTCGTTTAATCCTCAAGTAGGTTTTAACGATCAAAAAGTCAAAACCTTATATGGAAGCACAGGTACTACATTGTCAAATAGAGGTGCTGGATCAAGTTTTCCAGCAGGAACTCCTTATCCATTAAGAAGACCTTCTGTTATAGGTTCTTCTACATCTACAGGTAATCAGTACATAGATCCCGATAGATACAATGCGTCTACAAATGCTGATGGGGGATTAGAGGCATGGTGGAGATGGGGAGATACTACAGGAGATTGTTCTATAAATATTAATGACGCAATTGGATATGAAAGCGGAAGCACAGACACTAGAAGATCCTTAAAGTTAAATGGTACATATAATTCTGAAGAAAATTCAGTAACAGGCTTACTTGAAGATTTATTTCCTTTAACCTCTAGCGATAGCATATACGTTCCTGAGGCGGCTGCTTCTAGTGGAGGAGGAGGCATCTCTTTAGTAAATGTAATAATTGAAAATGTACAAGCAGGTGTATGTAATTTAAAAAACTTGACATCTCCTATTTTACAGTATATAAGAGTAAAGTTCACAAATTCAGGAGAAGCGCAGCTAGGAGAAGGTAAGCTAGAGGCTACTGTGCATTACAGAAAAAGGAGAGAAAGATAATGGCATCTGCTCATCACATATCATTTTTAAACAGTGTACAGCTAACAAATGAAAATTTAAGAGAATTACTATTTGATGCAGCTACAGGGGATCCTGTCGCATCTAATTTTGACGCAGTTAATCCAGGAAATGTAGTAGCCGTAACTGCTACTCAAACACTTTCTAGTAAGTCTATAGATCACATACTTGTAGGAAATTGTGTAGGATGTACACTAAATGTAACTTTACAGATAAGCCCTGACGGAGTAAATTGGACAGATTGTACCTTAGCTAATGGAGATACTTGCCAAGTTGACTGTAGCCTTACAGCCGGAGATTGTCAGGCTAGTATAATAGATGTTCCATTACTGCAATACGTTAGAATAAAAGTATTACCTAGTGCTACAGGGACAGATAAAATTTGTACTGTAAATTTACACTTTACACTTAATTAGGAGATATAATGATAGCAACAGAGATTAAAGATTTAACAGACGGTAGTGAAATAACGCTACCCAGTAATGCTAGAAGCCTAGTTTTAGAGGTACAAGTTCACGCAAATCCTCTTGCTACAATCAAAATGCAGACTAGTCATGATGGAGTTTTATGGCACAATGCTATGACTGCTTTAGTAGGCGACGCGGCTGTACCTAATAAGATACTATCTTTTGATGATTCATCAGAAAATTTATTACAAAAAGTTAGGATCTTAATAGAATTAGATGACGGACAGGGCAATATTTCTTCTGTTACCGCTGTACAAGCCGGTATAGCCAGTATTAAACTATTTTTTGGAAGGAGTAAGTAATGCCTTTAATTACGTTAGGTGATGACACCAAATTAAAACTAAAGATTCCTTCTAAAGGGGACGTTGATTGGTCTGACGACTTTAAAACACAATTTGCTCAAAAAATTGTTGATCACGATCACACAGGCTTAGACGGAAAAGGAGCCAAACTTACAGGAGACTCCTTAGCTGACGGAGCTATTAATAGATCTTCTCTACTAGGAATTAATTTAGAAGATCTTCCAAATGTCACTGATGCCCCTAGTAATGGTCATACATTAGTATATAACGAAGGTCAGGGAAGATGGAACTCTCAACCACCTACATCGGATATTGAGATAGCAGATACTACAGTCTCTATTCCTAATGGTGGATATGCGTCTGGTATTGTTGTACTTACATCTGATATAGATAATGGAACAAGCGTACCTACGAATGAAAGATACGTTTTAAATTTTATTAATAACGGTAGTGTGAATATAACTGATTACTCAGGTGTCACATTTATTATTGAAGATACAGCTCCAGCAGGTAAAACAATAAAGTTTCCTGCTTTAATTAGCTGTACAATCGTATCTAACGTAGATGTTGAATTTCATGGTACTGTAGAAAATTGTAAAGTGCTAGTAAGAAGACCTAATGGTACAGCAAAAACAAGTTTACTAAGTAATGGTAAGTTTGAAGGAAGTGTTTGTGATTTAGATGAGCTAGTATCGGCTGGTCACGCTAGTTCGCTTACTAGGTTTGTACAAAGTAGTATTACAGCAGATATTCTAGAAACTCAAATGACAGGAACAGATGTTGAAAATATTGAAAAAACTAATTTAAAAGTAGGCAGCTTATTAAATAATAGTGCCTTGTCTACAGGAGCTTTAAGATTAAACTTAACAGATAAATCATCATTAGATGTAAAATTAATTGCAAGCAGTATGGTTATTGACGGAACAACGGTTAATTTATCTGTGGATTCTAAGTTGACCACGTTATCTGAAATAGGTAGCACTAATAGTCAAATTGTAAAATCTTGGGATGACACAGCTAACAGATGGCAATACCTAGTTTCGCCATCAGGAATAAATAAAGTAATTACAGCAGACACTAATGGTGAACCTGTTGAGTTAAGCGTATCAGACGGACATGTTATAAAAGGTAGTTCTTCAGGACTTGTATCTCAAGCTAATACTCTTTTAAATTTGAATGATGTGAATAGTGGTGCTCCTAGTACAAATCAATTTTTATACTATACAGGATCTCAATGGGATGGAACTACTATACTACAAGTACCAAGTGGAGGATCTACAGGACAAATATTAACTAAAACCAGCTCAGGCTATGCCTGGCAAACTAAAACGGAGAAATCATTCGTGAAAATAAAACAAACAGTAGCATGGAATAATGACAGCACTCAAAATATTACAATAGGTACTAATGAGTACGCAGAAGTAACTATTACAAAACTTAGTGGAGTAACGGGATCTCTTACTACGGATAATGGAGGAGAAGGTCCTGTACACGCAAAATTTGGACCAGGGACATTAAGTATAAATCGCATTAATGCTATCGTAACCCTAAGTCACACACAAGGAGGAACGTATGATCTTTTTGGTTCTACAAGCGCTTCCGCTGCGGATGTTAGTTTCCACATAGTAGTATTCCAAAACTCATAGTAGGTAAATTATGAACGTAAATAAAAAAATTAAAAAATTAATAGGGGAAGGTAGAAAAAAGACTCAAGCTGTCGCTATTGCATTACAGATGAAAGAGGCGGCTAAGAAGAAAAAAGAAAGTAAAAAATTAAAAGTCAGAAAAATGGCTAGTTTAGGAGTGAGAGGTTAATTATGGCATTAAGTGAATTTGGTGCTGCGTTTGCAGCCGCTAGAAAAAAACATGGTGGAGGCGGAGGTATCTTCGATTTTAAAGGTAAGAAGTACACTACCGACATAAAAGGAGAAAAACCTGGTGGAGACGCTCCTAGTGGAGAAGGCATGTTTGGAGCAGGTAATTTAAAAAGTGCTGCTATGCAATTAGGCACAGGATTAGCTCAAGGCATGGCTGAGAAAGTAGGTGGAAAAGCTATGGGAGACGCTGTAGCAGCCGGTATGAAATCTAAATTTAATCCTTACGTAATGGCAGGAGCCGTAGCCTTAGGTGCGCTTAAATCTCGCCAAGAGCGAAAGAAGCAGGAAGCCATAGCTGAAGGTACTCGTATGAAAGAGATGTCAAAAGCTGAAACCAAGAAAGGTGAAATATATGGCAAAATGGCTAAATCTATTGAAAATACATTGGGAGCTGGCACACGTAAAAAAGATGTAAAATTATAAGGAACATAAATGAGATCAGTAACTCGCTTAATAGAGCAAATACGAAGACAGACTGAGAATGATGAAGTATCAGATTTTGTAGGTATTCAGGATGAGGAATTTATCCAGTACCTAAACGATGCTCAGTATAATCTTCAAGCACAAATAGTGCATCAACATCCTCGTGTATTTATTGAGGAAGCAATTATACAAACTGTCTCGGGACAAGAGCGGTATGATCTACCTAGTAATTGTTTCTTAGGTAATAAGGTCCATAACGTAGAATACTCTGCCTCAGGTAATGATGATGATTACTACACGCTTAGTCAGACAACTATGAAAAGTAGGGCATCAGGAGTAGATGCGGATCCTTCTCAATATATTAGAGTAGCTGGTCAGATACTTCTAACACCTCAGCCAACTTCAGGCGGAAAGATTCGGATAAACTATGTAAAAAGATTGCGTGAGTTAGATAAGAGAAAAGCCAAAGTATTAACAGCATTAAGTGAGACTGACATATCTTCTGATTTTACCATAACTTTAGACAATGCTAACTTTGGCACTAATGCTGATGATATTGCTTTACACGACTACATCTGCATTGTAGATAAAGAAGGTAGAAACGTAGTAAAAAATATTGAAATAGATGTAGATGCTGCTGATAGTATATTGTCTAGTCAAATAAAATGTAAAGCACATACCTTAGATGCTGAGGATATGTCGAGTATTCCAGCAGGGTCTTATATTGTTGGAGGTAAAGATACTACTAGTCATAGTGAGCTAGGTATTGAGGTAGAGCGTTATCTTATAGCTTATTGTGCATGGAAAATACTAAAGAGAGATTCTAGTGTAGATAGTAATGAAGCCTTGCAAGAGCTTACTCTTATGGCTCAAGAGATTGTAAAATCTTACGCTCTAATTACTGATGATATACAACTTATTCCCGATATTAATAGTCGAGATGATTGGAGTATTTAATGGGTGTAGACCATAGACTGATTAGAAATACTGAAAATTTTAAAGGAATAGATAAGCGTTCCTCCGATCTTGCTCGTACTAGAGAGTTTGCTACGGATATAGATAATGCTATATATAGAAAGACGGGAGCGATAAGTAAAAGAAAAGGATTTAAAGTAAACCTAAATCAGTTTGACAATCACTTTGGAGGGTTTACATTTAGAAAAACTAATCCTTTAAATGGCAGTACAACAGATGAATTTTTAGCTGTTTCTACCAAGTTACAACGTCTAGTAGATGAAGATTTTAAAATATCTTATGAAGGATCTTCTGACATATTTGTATCCATATTTGCCGAAAGTTCTAGTAATTTTAAATTTCAAATAAAAGATCAAGATGTACTAATAATGGATCAAAACTTAGGTACAGGATTTAGCTCATCGGATTTAAGTTTAAGTAGTTTAAGAACACTTATAAATGATGTAAAAATACCTGTAGCTACTATAGATGCTGTAGTAACTCCTGTAAGCCCTACTCAATTTGATTACACTATTCCAGTAGAAAACGTAAGTAAAGTACAATCTTTATACGTAGGTTCTTTACTTAAAATTTCAGGAGAAACTACTCAATTAGAGGTAACTTCTTATACTGAAATAACAGCTCCTAATAATGATGCTCTAGTTGTTTCCTATAGAATAACTTTAGAAGGAGCTTCTTCTGCATTAAATAATACTGTAGGATCTGTTGAGTTAGTGGATTATCATGATCTAACTGCATCTTTTACTAATACAGAATTAGATGGATATAGAGCAGCTTTATTGACTGCTGTTAAAGATGTTAAAATAAATAATTTACTATCAGGTGGAACAAATCTAAAAGCTAAGGATTGGGAAGATATAGATAACGGAGACACTAGCACTATTAATACATTTGATTGGAAAGTAAACTCTAGTGATACAGATAGAGTATTTTCTTCTCAAGATGTAGAAAATGCTACATTTGCACAACTAAATAATGTTTTATATATAAGTAATGGGTATGATTACATAATGAAATATGATGGACAAAGAGTGTATAGAGCAGGTTTACCAGCTTTAGATAATGATACAGCTACAGAGTATTTTGAATGTAATCCTCAGTCAAGCAATAACCCTATTCATAGTAACCAAAACTCAGAAGATAAAACTTTTGAGTATCGTTTTGTATTAGAATATACAGATGCTATAGGTAACATAATTAGTAGTCAGCCTTCTAAACCAATAATAAAAAGAGTACCCTCAGGCAACAATGTTGCTATTACATGGGATTCTCAGGTAGATTTATTAAATCCTTTTTTAGCTGGAAGAGATCTTACAGGAGTATTTGATAGCACACATCCTTTACATGGAAATTTAGAAGATTTAAATTCAGGAAATAGACCTACTGCTACATCTTTAGCAGATAATTTAAAAAAGTATAGAGAAGAAAAAAGATTGAGGGTTAAGATATATAGATCTTTAGGGTATAATCAAGGTAGTATTGATGATCAAGTTGTAGGGCAATACTATCAGATAGCAGACGTGCCTTATGATGAAGATTCTTTTACAGATCGTTCAGTAGATCCAGAGGACACAGTCGTAACTGATTTTGATATAAATACTTTACTAGCTTATGCAGAACCAGTAAAAAGACAAGACCCTCCACCGAAGGGAAGGTACATAACAGGATTTAAAAACTGTTTAGTATCTGCTGGAAACATAGCTAATGTAAACAATGTGCAATATTCGCTACCTAAGAATACCTCTACAGGTGAAATAGGTTCTGAATATTTTCCAGAAGATGACAATGCCATTGTAGTAGATTCTTTATTTGGAGATAGGGTAAACGCCATAGCTCCTCTAAGAGATCTACTATATATTTTCCACAAAAATAGTATTCACGTTTTAGGTGGTAACATAAACCTACTAGAGTTACCCGTAGTAGACTTACTAACTAAAGAAGGTGGTGTAGGATGCCTAAGCCAGGGCTCTATACAAGAATTTAGAAATCAGTTAATATTCTTATCTGAAGAAGGTGTATATACTATTGATTCCTCAAATGCTATTAGTGAGCTGTCTGCTCCTATAAAACCATTCTTTGACGATCTAGATTTAAAAGTTAAAAGATCAGTATCCTATAACTGGGTACGAGAAAATTTAATGATAATAAATATACCTAAAGAAAAAACTAGTGTTACTTTAGATACTATTCAGAATATATCTATACTGCAAAATAGTACCCAAACTGATGTACCTACTTTATTAACTAGATCAAATAAAACATTTAAAATATTTGCTACTGATTTTCTTGCCTCTGCTAACGGTAAAGATGCTTCGTTTGAAATAACTACAGATGCTAATGGAGATATATTATTAGAGAATATATCAGTAGAGTTTCCAGGAGAAGCTTTTACTGCTAATGAAACTATTTATATAGATGATGACTTTTTAGGAGGATTTGCAGGGGCGGGTATTACATTAAATGTAGATTCTGTAATTAATAGAGATAGCTCTGTATATACTTCAGGAGAAGAAGAATCATTAATTATAGTATATGATTACTTTAAAAATGCATGGTTAAAATGGACTAATGTGGACATAACTGGGGGAGTAGCTCTATATGACGAGAAAGTTACTTTTCTAAGTAGAACTAGAAACGGTAGTTATTTAAAAATTATGTCTGAGTCTGATACTACCTATGATTACGCAGACCACAATGATGCTATTGATTTTAGATACGAAACTAACTGGGAATCTCTTAATGAGCCTACTATACCTAAAAAGTTTCTACGTTTAAAACTGTATAGCTTTGATACTGACGGATCATTTGAAAGTCCTGGTTTCTCTGTTAATGTATTTGTACAGAAAAATTACGTACCTTTTGACTTAGGCAGTTTTATAATGGACTTTGGGCAGACTTTAGGGTGGGCAGAAGAACCTTGGGGGGAGTTTAAATGGGGTTCTAGTGCATTGAATTTCCTAAAAAGTAAATTAGCTCCGGGTAAAACAAAGTCATTAAAGTTAAGTTTTCAAAACAATACTTTAAATGAGAATGTATTAATAACTAATTATGAGATGGAGATTGCATCTCCGTATGGAATGGAGATTAAAGATTAATGAAGTTTGGATTTAGTAGTTCCACAGGATTGACAGACTTAGTAAAAAAGCTAATGCATGGCTTAGGTAAGCTAACCTTTGAAGATAACATGGAATCCTTCAAGGTGCAAGATCTTGAAATTACTAACGGAAGAACTGCAAGTATAAGTAATAAGTTGACTTTTGTTCCTAGTAAGTATATAATCGTGTCTCAAGAAGGACATGGTATAGTTACTAAGGCAAAAAATCCTGATACAGCTCGGGATTGGGACAATAAGTCTGTGTTTTTAAAGAACAATGGACCGGATACGGTAAAGATAACAGTAATTTTTATGAGGTAAAATATGGCAAACGATGCATACAGTAAAGGTGTAAAGAAAGCAGAAGAAATTATAGGACCAGATGGATTACCTAGATTAGGCACAGATAAGGATGTTCAAGAAGCCTTAGAAATGAAGAAATCAGGTATAGGTAAGCAAGAAGAAGTTACTTCCAGGTTTAAAAAAATGGCTGATGAAGGTATGAGTTCTGCTGCTAGAGAAGCTCAGAGAACACGCATGGCACAACAGATGTCTCAGGCTAGTCAGATGCAAGGACTAAAGATGGGCGGAATGATGGGAGGTGCTCAGGGTGCTTCCGCTGGTGCTCAACAGCGTAGTATGATGGCACAGGGAATGATGGGCAGAGCTAACATTGAAAGAGACATCTTCTTAGCAAATGAGCAAGCTAAAGCTCAGGGTGTAAGAGATATGTCACAATCGCTATCCCAAGAAAGAGCTGCTACAGATGCCTACACATCCTCATTAGGAGAGGTTAAGACATTTGACATTGGACAAGCTGCTGCTGAGACACAGCTAAAATCATCAATGGGTATGCAGTATGAGTCTATGGCTAGTGCTGATAGAGCTGCTAAGTTAGCTGCCGATGCTCAGGTTAAAATAGCTAAAGCTGGTACAGGAAGTATTACTGTAGTGTGTACAGAGTTACATAGACAGGGACAGATTCCTACAGACGTATGGGAAATAAATCAAGAGTTTGGTAAACATTTATATAGAGTAGATCCTTACGGGTACTATGGATATTTATCCTGGGGGCTACCACTCGCTAAAGCAATGAGTAAAAGTAAAGTAGCTACAGCTATAGCTGCTCCATTTATGAAGGGCTGGATAAACTATATTGCCGGTAAAGAAACATTCTTTAATAGAGCAATGTATAAAACAGTACGTGTATTTGGTAACGCTTTAATTCAAATGAAAAAATTATACGGACAAGCATCAATTAGAGGTTACTAATGGCTAGAGTAAAAGTAGGCGACAAATACGGCAACGCTAAGAAGAAAGAACAGAAGGAAAAGGTAGATGTATCTAAATTAGATCCTTCGTTCTTAGATAGACTTTCTAACTTTGACAAGGCTAGGGAAGAGGCAAAGCAAGATCCTAAAGAAGATCCTAAGCAAGTTGAGACTGAGCAAGTAGCTGCTATGCCAGATGAAGAAAAGCAAGGATTAAGAGAAAAGTTAGTATCTAAGAAGTCAGGTGCAAACGCTGCTCCAGTAGAAGATAAGCAAGAACAAGATCCTGCTAATAGAGAAGAAAAGCCGCAAGAGAAACCTCCTGGAGATGACCCTGGAGATGAAGAAGATAAACCATCAATGTTTGGCATGGATAATTTTAAATCAGCATTTTCATACTTTGGACCTCGGTTAGCTTCTATGTTAATAGGTGGAAGTACAGCGATGGAGACTACTGATACAGCTCTTGATGAATTATATGATAGAGAAACTGCTGAAAGAAAAGAATTAAGAGAGGCAGAAGAAGCTAAAGCTAAAGCTGAAAGAGGTGAAGAACTAACTCCATATCAAAAGCTAAGATTAGATCAAGCTGAAAGAAGACTGCAAATGGGAGAAGGGCAGGAAGAAGGTAAGCAAGCTAGGTTTGATAGGAGTATGGGATATAAAGAGAGAATGGCTGAGCGTCCAGGTCCTAAGGTTATGCTAGAGCAAGCTGCTCAAAAAACATTATTAAATCATTTAGATGCTCTTGAGGGATTAGCTGCTTCTGTAGATCAGTCTTATAGAGGTCCTATCTCTGGCATTGCTAAAGATGTAGCTGTTAAGTATGGTGTGGATAATGATGCTAAGTGGGCTCAGTTTTCTGCTAGATCTAACATGGTTCTTAATTCCTATATTAAAAGTATTACGGGTGCTCAGTCCGGTGCTGAAGAACAGAAGCGTCTAGGTAAAGATGTACCTTCTCCTAGAGATACTGCTACAGTATTTGCAGCTAAAACTAAAATGATGAGAGAGGCTGCTCAAGGTAGATTATCTGCTGTGGATGAAGCCTTAGCAAATTATGGATTTAAAGGATCTAACCTAACTAAAGAACAGAAGCAAGCTAACGCTAACATTGTAGCCGGTGTATTAGCCGATAAACTAGCAGAGTTATCTGCTCAAAATAAAGAATCAAAACCTGCTTCAGGTCTAAGTGCTCAAGAACAAGCTGAGTTAGAACAACTTAGAAAAGAAGCATCAGAAGGACAATTTTAATGAGTAGAGAAGAATTAGAAAAACTTAGAAAGAGAAAAAGATTAGCGGAGCTAGAGAAAAAAGCATCTGGTCAAGCTGTATCTACAGAAAAGGAGTCTTTTGTAGAAACAGGCAAGAAAGCTATGACAGGTCCAGGTATGCCTGAAGCTCCTTCAGAAATGTTTGGTACTCCAGATGCAGATAACCCTGATGTAGAGATAACTAGATCTATGGCAGCAAAGTTTGGGGCTCAGAACGGATTGACAGGAGGATGGGATGAAAATATTAGAGCTGCTGGAGATACTGTTAATGATGTACTAGAAGCTGCTGCAACAGGGCTAATGAAAAAGGGTATTCAGGGAACAGTAGACTCTTTACCAGATATTAAAGATACATTCGATGCAAACCTGGCTGCTGAAAAACAAATAGAAGCAAAAGCTAGAGAAAAATATCCTCATACATATAACATGACAGATTTAGCTGGCACAATAACTGGTGAGGTAGCTACATTCGGTTTAGCAAAAGCTTTAAAAGGAGGAAAGGCGTTAGGAGGTTTTGATGCTCTCATGACTCAAACTGGGTTCGGTCTAGTACATGGTCTAGGTAGAACTGAAGAAGATACTATTGAAGGCATAGCTAAGGATACTGCTATAGAAGTTGGGTTAGCTACTGTACCAGTGGCAGGTCAAATGGTAGGCAAAACTAGGTTAGGTACTAAAGCAGTACAAGCTGTAGGACAAGCTGCTGAGAAAACTATGGTGCCATCTTTCCTAAGGTTCCTTGGAGCTAAGGTAGATACTTTTGAAGCTAGTGTAAGAGAATTTGGTAAAGACGCTGTGGATGTAGCAGAACGTGTACTAGGGATGACTAATTCAAAAGGTGAAAAAATAATTAATGTAAGGGCTCCTAGAAAACAAATATTAGCTGATGTACAAAAAGAGGCTGATTCTGCTGGTAGAGAAATGAAAATGCTTTTGACGGAAGCTGATCAGATTAATCAGAAAGGCGAGCCTATGGGAGTCAGACATTTATATGCTAAATTAAAAGCAGAACTATTTCATGATCAAGATGGAGGGGTATATAAATCTCTAGATCAAAAGAAGATAGGGGCTTTTAAAAATCTTGAAGAAGAAATATATGCTAACTTATTTGATGTGTCCCAAGATGAAGTTGAAAAAGTAACAGGTAGACTACTTAAAAAAAATATACCTAATGATATGTTACAATTTACAACTATGCATGACTATATATCTGATCAATTCAAATATTCCAGAGGTGCTATACACATGCCTGATAGTATAGGTAAAGATGTTATGATGGCTAGGAAAAAAGTAGCTCAGATAACTCATGAGCATTTAGATAATCAAATAGTTACTCTAGCTGATGCTAATTTATTAACTAGATATAAAGATGCTAGAACAAAGTTTGGAGATTTAAAAACTATAGAGGATGCTCTTGATGTTTCTATGGGTAAAAACAAAGCAAAAGAAATATTAAGGTCTATGTTTAGAGATAAATTATTTGTAGTTGGTTCAATGGCTGGTGCTGCTGGACTATCTCTACAAGACCCTGCTGTAGGAGGCGCTTTAGGTGTCGCTTCTGCTATGGGCATGATCGCAACATCTAGAAGAGTAAATGGTATAGTAGCTCAGTCAGCTAGTAGAGTAGCTAAAGCATTTAAAATGAATCCTGATAGATACGGTAATATAGCTGCAAAATTAGCAGCCGCATCTGCTGTCTCTAGTGAAGCATTTATGGATCAAATGTATTTAACATCTTCTACAGTAGATCTTATGGAGAAGCCTTTAGCAAGAACTACAGAAGATGTATTTAAAAGACGCTCCCAAATTTTAACAATTGTGAGCGACATAGATGAAGAGATGGGTAATAACCTAAGGAAGGCTATTGATGAAAGCAATACTACTGAGATAGGTAGTATCATGACCCAGTTATCTATGAAGGCACAACCTGGACTTATTGAAGATGGAGTAGGCTGGGATGGAGTAGCTTGGGATCCAGGTACACAGGAAGCTGTAGAAAAGAGTTTAAGAAAACATCTAACCCCAAGAGAACAAACATTATTAATACCTAGATTCAGAGAAGATAAAAAGATACCGCCTGAATACTATGGAAAGGCATCGCCTAATCCAATAAATAGATTAGCGTATGTTAAACGTAGAAATAAAATAGACAAGCCGGTGTTGTAATGAGTAGTATAAAGAAAGCAGCAAAGTCAGCAGCGTGGCAACGTAAAGAGGGTAAAAGTAAAAGCGGAGGGTTAAATGCTAAGGGCGTAGCTTCATATAGAGCAGCTAACCCAGGTAGCAAATTAAAGATGGCAGTAACTACTAAGCCTAGTAAGTTAAAGAAGGGTAGTAAGGCTGCTAATAGACGTAAATCATTTTGTGCAAGAATGACAGGTATGAAAAAAAGATTAACCTCAGCAAAGACAGCAAGAGATCCTAATAGTAGAATCAATAAGTCTTTACGTAAATGGAATTGTTAAGGAGTTACTATGCCAGCTAGTAAAAAGAATAAAGAGAATCTAAAAAAGGCAGTAGGCGAAGCATTTAAAAGTTGGAAATCTAAGAACCCTGACAGACTAAAAAAACTAGCTGACAGTATTAAAAAAACTAAGAGAGTAGAGCCGGTTAAAGAAGAGCCTAAGCAATCTGTTAAACCTGTTAAAAAATCTAGAGAATATAACAGGGAAATAGCAAAGAAAAATTTAGAGTTACTTAGGAAGCAGAAGAGTAAAAAATGAAAGAAATAGAACAGGACATTAAAGTTATTCGTGAGTCTCAGATTAGAATGGAGCAAGATATAAAGTATCATATCAAGAGAACTGACCTGTTAGAAGAACGAGTAGACAAGAACGAAGAATTATTGCAACCTTTAGTGGTTTGGAAATGGATGCGTGAAAACCTTCGTTTCATTTTGGTTCTGCTAGGATGCATTGCATCAATTGTTATATGGAGTATAAAATATGCCTAAATTAATGAATCAATTAGTCACAACAAGTTTGAGCGAGATAACAGCATCTACTGGAGCTGTGTCTGGAGGAGGAGGTATTACGTTTGACGTGGCGGTTAGAGCTGAGGAACAGTCTACTACTAGTGGTTATAGTAATTTATCTTACTCTAATGTAAGTGCTACTCAATATGGTACATTTACTCAAGGAATAAATACCCTTATTACAGATGATGGAGGTCCTGACCCAGCAACCGCCAGTAACACTGTACAATGGGAATTTGATACCGATGGTATTTACTATATTGAATTTGTTAGTTTTGCTCAATATAATTCTGGAGGGTTTCAATTCGCATCAGTTCATAAAGGAGGTGCTTCTAATGTTCATGAAGAACTAATATGTTGGGTAGGTATTTATGCAAACTATAATAGAAAAACAGCAGCAGTAATAAGAAAATTTGAAGCTGGGGATGTTATTAAATTTTTTACGTATCTGTCAAGTGACTACGGTAAAACAAGTAGAATACTAATTAGTAAGGTAGGTTAATAATGAGAAAACCAGGACAAGGAGATACATTAGTTAAGATTGCAAGCTTAGGAGGAGGGGCTGCTGGAATAGGTGGTGTCCTAAGCAAGGATGCCGAGCGTGAAAAAAAGATCAGGGAAGAGATGGAGAAAGCTAAGGCTGAAGATTCTGCTTACCAGGCAAAAATAGCTGGTATCAAGGCTAAACAAGATCATGAGAAAGAAATGAGAAAGAAAGCGGCTAAAAAGAAAAAGCAATCACTCTTTAAAAAGATGATGGAAAATGAAGGCTTCAAAAAGAAGTTTGATGAGGAAAAGCTAAGGCTGAAGATTCTGCTTACCAGGCAAAAATAGCCGGTATGAAAGCTAAGCAAGAGCATGAGAAAGAGATGCGTAAAAAAGTAGCGACTAAAAAACTGAGTAAGAAAAAGGGAAAATAGTATGAGTGATAAACATGATCATGATCTTGAAGTAAAATATACTGAAGAAGGAAAGTTATCCTATAGTAAAGATAAAGAAATATTAGATAACTTTGCTACTTTTATACAAGCTGCTGAAGAAATGCTTGGAAGAAAATTAAGTATTACTACAGGAGGATCTAGTAAAAATCATTTAGAGTGGAATAGTTTTTTAGAAGAAGCTAAACAATACTACGAAGTTACTCAAGAACAAGTTAGAAAAGGATCTAAAAAAAGTAAATCCGGTAATATAATTAATCAAGCATTAATTAATAGAGCAGCTAAAATGATGTCTAAAGCAGCTCAAAGAGAATACACTAGAGGAGCTTTAGATATTGGTATGACGGATAATAGTTTAACTGATGAGGAGTCACTTAAATTAGGTAAGCTTGCTTTAAAACATGGTCTTAGAGTAGGTGAAGAAGATAATCACTTACATTTTGACTCTAGACAAAATACTGCTCCAAAAGCTGAAAGAGTTTTCCACCATGATAGACCTTCATCTTCTACGCAACGGTCGCAGTCTATAGCTAGAGAAAAAGCTTTAAAACAATTTTTAAAAGATGAAGAGCAAGCTAATATAGATTTTAATCTCGATGCTAACATAGCTACAGAAAAAGAACAATATGAACAAAAAAGAAAACAAGAGGAATGGAATAGACCTGCAAGTCCTATGTCTACACTAAGACAAAGCCAGCAGCCTAAGGAAGAGGAAGCAAAAAGAGAATCAATAAAGAAAATGAGCATAGCCAGAGATGCAGACTTTGGCATTTATAAATAGGAGTAAATATGGATAATAAAAAGAAAGACAAAAAAGGTTTAATGGACATCTTATTCAAAAAAGCAGGACGAACAAAGCAGAAAGGTAAATCTATTGCAGAAAAAATTAATTGGGCAGGTAAGAACAAGAAAAAGAAATCAGGATATTAATGGGATTATTTGATTTCATAGGCTCTATATTTAAACCGGCTACTAAATTAGTTGATGATCTTCACACCTCTACTGAGGAGAAGATGCAATTAAAGAATGAGCTGGCTAATATACAGTCACAAGCACAAGACAGGATACTCGACTACGAAAGTAAGCTGGCAGAATATCGACACAAATTGCTTATCGCAGAGGCTAACTCGCCTCATCCATTCGTTGCCATGTGGCGACCCATCTGTTCTACCGCTCTGGTAACAATTATTGTGTTAGCTTCTTTTGGTCTTTGCTCCCCTGGTCCTGAGCTATACAAGCTTGCTGAGATATTCTTAGGTGCCTATGTCGGAGGACGAACCATAGAAAAGATTGTAGCTGCAAGTAAGCTAGGAAAGTAAAGAAGGTCATTCCAATTTATCATGACAATATAAGAACATTGCGTTGGCTAAGGCATGAGCCATGTGATGTAAGCCTGTCTCTGGATCTTCTTTCTCTCCCATACGCCAGGCTTGTATGTGCCTAAGCAAGGCTGCCTCATATCTATGAGTCTCTACCTGCTTCCAATTATATCTATCATATTTCTGTGCGCCAATAGTTAGTACCTTAGCTAGGTCCTCTAGGGCATGCGCATCTATTAGGTCATATTGTGGTTTATCTGTATCGAATTTTTTACCTTCCAAGCTTTCTCCCTTAAATGGATCGGGACGGATATTAAGCTATAAGCACCGACCCTACAAAGACCCATACTGTTATTCTATCATACTTTGTCGTTTAAGTCTACCCCATCTTTCATACCAAGATAAGGTAAATAGATCTTCTAGATATATAGCTCTTTTACTATACTCTAGCCATTTTACTCTAGGCATCTTTATCAAATCTTTCTTCATTATTGTTTCTATCTTTATACATCCAAATATTATGACTTCCATGTTCTCGGTATCGACAAGACAAGGAACAAGAAAATCACGATTAGTAACATTTCGGAATAGTTTATCAACATGTCCCACACCGTTACCACCATACTGTAGTATATAGGACTTACCATATTTATTAGCCGAGTCAATACATTGTGATTTACAATGAAATCTATTACCAGAATCATCGTTAAGGTCAGCGTCATAGCTCTTTTTCTTAGTTTCATAAACATTAAAATCCGGTTTACTAGTCTTGATACCTAGTCGTTTAAAAGCTCTGTGGATACCTATCTCTCCTAAAGCTCCTGTAGTAATATCGTGGGTAATCTTGTCTAAGCTACCCTGCCCTCTTTTCTTATAATGATCTATAGAAAGTTCTACTCTATCATTGGCGAACTGTTTCGCTATCTCTAGATCCTTCTTCTTTAGTTCTACCGTCAATGATTTCATCAGATAATTCCTTCATCTTTTTCTCAGCATGTTTTAATCTTTCCTTAACATACTTTAACTGAGATCTTAGTACAGCGTTCTCTCGCTGCTCCTTTTTTAGTTTAGTGTAAATCCTGTTTTTGTCATCAATCAATTGATCGATGATCTTGTCTCTGCTGTCTCGCATCTTCATAATCTTGCTCATGACTAGCCCTTAGGACACCAATCGTAATGATGTGGTACTTCCAGTTTATCGCCTCCACACTCGCAAATAGACGGCAAATTTTTTCTTTTAATACTATCTGTCCAGCGCTCTAAATCTTTCTCTCTACAAGTGATTTCAATTTCTGGATTTTCTAGTAGGATCACTCTATAAATCATGTCGCCTTTATATAGCTCTCTGCCTACTACGGCTCCTAAGCTATCGTGACTCATACCCTCCCTCGTAATTCTTACCCAATCTCCTTCATCAAATATCATTTACAATACCTTGGTGAGATAGTCGATTCTACACTGATTTTAACGTCAGGTACTACGAGTGACATTGAGTTTACCATAATTTCCTCCTGGCAGCAACGCATTTCTTCTGCTGTATTTTCAGGTACTTCCGTGATTATTTCATCATGTACAAACCCTACAATCTTAAACCCTGCATCCATGAGGTTGTATAAGGCTATTTTAGCCCCGTCTGCGGCTAGTCCTTGGAAGGCTGTATTCTTCTCCGCACAGTAGGTTGTATCGGCTCTAAGCCTACCTGTAAGCGTCCATACATGCCCTTCCTCTCCTTGCATATATTGTTTCATCTCAGGGAAGGCATCAAACCATGTATTCTTCATGTGCTGTGCTTCGTCTGTTGTAAGGGTAATGTCATACCCCTTAGCAAACTCGATAAAGGTTTCTATACCTAAGCCTCCTGGGAAACCGAAGTTTGCAGCCTTAGCAGCCTGTCGTTGCCACTTCTCTACCTTATTTTCATCTACACCGAATAGGACAGATGCATAGTATATATGCAAATCTGCCCCTTCATTGATCTTGTCTCGCATAACCGAGCTTCCTTGCGTGGTATATACGTGTTGAGCCAGTGTCGCAAGCTCTATCGCACTATAGTCCGTTATTAGTAATGTGTTGCCATCTTCTGCTTTGAACATTGATCGTATATGTCCGTCACGAGGTAGCTGTTGTATGTTAGGTGAGGAACATCCGGTCCTGCCTGTATTTTTTAGCAAGTCATATCTAGGGTGTACTCTACTGCCTGTTAATTTTCTTATAAAGAATGTTGTCTTTTCAGTTTTCTTATACTCTAGAAATGAAGCTATGAAGTGATTATCTTTGTACTTTTCCAGATCACTCTCCTTCATAGAATAATCACCTTCTGCTGTTTTTGGTAGTTTAATACCTAAGTATTCTATTACATAGTTGTAAGCTTTTTGATTTCCCTTGATGCCTTTTACAAATCCGTAACAAGCCATCTTAGCATGTTGTACCTCCATGGTAGCATTAAGTTCTCTTAGTAATTCTTGTGCTTTGTTTTCATCAAATCCAATACCATTTTTGTACATCCGGTTAAGAGCCAGTGCTCCGAGTAATTGTATATGATGCGACAAGTTGGTATTACTTCCTAATCTAGCGATCTCCATGCGGAGTCGGGTAAAGCAATGAAAGGTTGCGATAACGTCTGCGGCTCCGTATTCAAGGAAGGCTTTGGGTATTTCTTGTAAGGGTGTGTTGATGTATTCTTCAAAGTTACATCTGATCTCGTCTCCTTTATCAAGTTCAATCCCAAAGAACTCTCGTACGATATAGCCGAGGCTGTACCTACGAGGAACATTGCCCAAAGTAGCCAAGCCGACAAGCCTATACATAATATTAATATCGAAAATCCTATCATTCTCTATCTGCTCCTTCAAGAGGTATTTATCTTCCGTGAATTTACGCAATACATCTATATCAAAAGGAGCGTTAGCAAAGACGAGTGTTCGAGTCACATGCTTTTTTAAAAAGTCGCCTACTAAGCTCCTATCGACATAGTACAGATTCTCCCCATCAAAGACTTGGAAGGTTACGAGATCAGGAGTTTCTGTAAAAGGTTTAACAGTAGTTTCAGTATCAATGGCTAGAGTTCTACCTAACTCTTGTCCCTGCCAGAACTGTATTGTGTACTCTACACCATTGAATAACATACTTACTTCCTACTGTATTTCTTAATTACATTTCGTGGTTTATATCCTGGGTTACTCTCAACCGAAGTTTCTACCACTAATTCCTTACCAATGAATTGCTCCAATTGGCTACTATCATTACCTAAAGCGTCAAAGCCTCCATGTACACCGATAGACTTCAACATCCTGTCTAGACGCTGGAGCCCAATACCGGCTGCCTTAGGGTTAGGGTGACTAATTAAAAACGAGTCCCAAATCAAGCGATTCTTAAACTCTCCATCTGAAACCTGAAACGACACATCAATTAGTGTACCATTTCCGGCTTTTGTAGATTTCTCACCTACTCTATTAAACGTAACAGTATAGCTATCGTCTGCTAGAGGTTCGTAAGATTTCTTTTCATTTGACTGTGTTTGTACATTTTGTATCATGTATTCTCCTTGTGTGTGGCAGGTTACAAGTCAGATAAATTTTTTCTATAGTGTGTATCCATCTCTTCTATAAACTTGGAAGTTTCCTTTCCTTTATATCTTCGTATGGAATCAGCTACTAAGTCAATGACCATCATTTGATCTTCTATAGATAGATGATCTATCGTCTCAGTTCTCATAATCTCGTCTATTACTTCCATCAATGTTACTTCGTTAAAAGCTTCTACCATACCATTGCTCCTTCATGTATTTATATATAGCTCTAGTTGTCTCAGCTTCCCCATCTTTAGTTACTTCCACAACAGTCCCAGGACCCTTCTCAAATCTCCCATTGTCACCAATGATGTAATTGTGAGAATTATTAAACTGATGATAATGCCTTTCTGCGTTAGGTTTAAATTCACTCAGCTTTCTTAGCTTTCTTGCGTTTCTTTGGTTCACTTTTTACCTCCGATACTTCACTGTCACCTTGTATAGTAGCCTGACTTAGTAATTGAAATATAAAATCAATCTTACCTGCCATATCAAGTAATAAGGCTTGTCTCTCTAATTCTAATTCTTTCTTATTCATCTTTATCTCCTCCTGGTAATGCTCCTATAACTAGACGCAATGTTAAATTTACAAATATTTTAAATAGATCATATAATATTAATCCTTCAATTATTCTTAATGTCATCTCACTCATCATATTCTCCTAAATCTAAACACTCTTCTAATTCTGTCAATCGACTCTTTAAACGATGCAATGCGTTAGTCCACATAGGTATATCAGAGCTTGTAGGGTTCTCTTTTATGTGATGACTTACGTATGTTATAGCATCTTCATAATCACGCATCATGTATATTAGCTCCCCTTTTTTCATTCTTCAAATTTAGCCCAGGATGGAAGATCCACTTCCTGTATCCCTTCCTTATAGTATATACCTGTCTTTTCCGCTTCCGCAAGTCCTTTTATAGCTGCTTTATATTTTTTTCTACCGTTTTCTAGTAAAGCTTCACTTGCTTTTAATACACCTATCTCACCAGATTGCTTATTAAGAAAAGCAAAGATAAAATCATGAGGTTTCCCAGTGTACTTTGTAAATGCATCCACGTATAGAGCCGCAGATAAATCATAATCGAATCTGATAATTGTCTTAGCTGCGCTAAAACGATCAACAGGATCACTAGTTGTTTTAAGATCGACAATTTCTCCTTCCTTTACGTAGTCGGCTCTAACTTTAATAGGCATACCGTCTAGTTCTACGCATACGGTGTGTTCGGCTAATCCGGATTGAATGAGTCCGGCAGCGTCCACATCTTCATTAAAGAGGTGCATAAGGTCGAGAGCTTGTTGCGCTTGAGACGCTGTAATAATTGTTTTACCTTCGTGATTGGATTTAAACTCTTCATAAGCTTTACCTCTCCTAGTAGCGCCTTCAAATACTGCAAATTCTGAATCCGTTTTATCCGGCTCTAGTATTATACTATGCATGTAAGACCCGAAATCATAGGCGCTTTTGTAAGTGTCCTCTCTCGGCTCTCCTTTAACATATCTTTTGTAGTATTCTCTTGGGTCTTTTAAAAATAATTTTAGTGTTGAGCTAGACTTAAACTTCCTATCGCTGTGGTAGCTCTCATTGTCGCAATAATTTACTCCTAATTTTAACATTGTACCCTCCTGTACACATACGTTACCTTACCATCCTGTTTAAGGGACACGTATTCTATTTGACCTGCCTCTAGCAAGTCTTCTAATATTTCATTTCTTTCTTTCTTTTTTAAGAATCTAGTTTTATTTGATAAAGATTTTTTATTTAAACCATTCTCATACCTACCTATTACACTTAATACTTTCTGTAAATGCTGCTCGTTTTTACTACTAAATACACAAGTGTTAATAATATTTTTCATGTGGTGATAAAAATATTCTACTGTCTGATACCCAAACGTAACATCCCCATGGTCTACAATAGGTACAGGTTTATATATTTGTCGTGATATAGCATGTATCATTGTTACCTTTAACATTTGTTGATACAAACGTGAAATAATTGGAAGCATTACATCGTCACCTTCCGCATCAATACGTAATCTATCGAAATGTTCAAACGCTTGTTGCAGCATCTGGTTTGCACTATCAGTTTTTTCCAGGAAGGTTATATCCTGGGCGTGTCCTGCAATTACTTTATCAGATTTTTCAGGTTGGTATGCGGCTAAGGTTTGTAATTTACCTATAGTAGCATGGTCTAGTCTAGTGGGATTTTCTACTCGCCTAGCTTTTTTATCTCCTTGACCTATAAAAATAAGGAAACGACCCATAAGACCCTTCTCAATCGCACTAACGGTAACTCCTTCGGAAAGACCGGTAGGCGTAGTGGAACATAGGAGGTTGACGTTAGGTCTTAAAGCTCGCCCCTTATTTCCCTCAGCAGTTTGTCTGCCAAGGAATATTGATGTTGATGTAGTGTATAGCTCGGCTAGAATGTCTGCCATCTTGGCGTTATATGTGGCTCCTCCACGATTTACACTCTTTAACATGCCTCCTGCCTCGTCAATAATATCTAACCGTACAGGGGACTCAGGTAGTCCATCCATTAACGATGCATCCGATACGTAATCTCCACTTCCCAATAGATAATCGCATTTTGCATCAATTAGAACTTCCTTGATTTTCTCTTGAGGTGCGTTCTTACCTGAGCCTGACGGTGCTACGTTTAATAAATATAAGTTTGGAGCTACTCCCTCAAACTCAAACTTACGTCCTGATAACGTAGCTATTAAGGATAAAGCTGCCGAGAAGGCAAAAGCTTGTTGTTCAATATAACTATTCTTTAGTATGTAGGTCATGATTGCAGCGAGAACACCTTCCGGTTTCGGTAACTCTGGGTTGTTTGAGTTTTCTGATGCCTCGCTTTTTGACTTTCCCTCGCTACCCTCCGTTGGTAGAATAATGTCTTCATAACTTTGATTGTTGTTATAGCGTTTGCTGTTAAATGATGTTAGGTGTGAAGAGAAAAAGGCTAACGCATTTGTTGGAGCATTATCATTGCCAAACTCAGTAACGTCTTTAAATAAAGGAGAGTCATGCTTTTCTTCATCAAATTTAATTAAGCTATTTAATATTATACCTAAATCATTTTCTTCCTTGACTAATCTAGCACACTCTTTAGATAAAGCATCATTCCTTCCTTGAATGACTTTTTTTATTGGGTCGCTAGAACTTCTATTAGTTCCTATCTTAGTATTTAGAACGTGAATCAGGAATACCGGAAAGACATCCAAGTCTTCAGGCTTTATGTTAGAAAGGGACTCACCTCTCCATACATAACTACTGCCTGAAGGATGGACGCTTGGAGGTATTGTCGTCTTTTTTCCTGTACTCAGAAGCTCCAAAACTATATTACCGTAGTCATCTTTTATATTAGTTGTCTCAAGACCTGGAGCCCACCTAAAGAAGCGAGTCCAGCCTTTACTTCCTACTTTCTCAACTTTGGAGGGAGGTACTATTTCCTCAATGATTTTAACTACTTGAGGGTCTACGCAGTCTAAATCTACTGCTACTATGCCAGATGCTTCTCCTAAACATACTGCTACGTTAGACTTTTCAAAACTATTAGACCAGTTTTCTATTTCACTATCTGTAGGTTTTATATTACAGTAGTTAGTCCACCCTTTAATAGCAGGTTGTTTAGACATAAATTTATCAGGAATAACAGAGTAACCTGCGTCTGTAAACTCACGTGCGTATTGTTTATATAAATTCATTCTCTATCCTCTACGGTGTAGCCTATAGCTTTTAAAAATTTTACAAACGCTTCATCAATATCAGATAACTCTAATCCTTCTGTACTTATTTCTATTGTACAATTATCTGACATGTGGTCAAAGTGGTTTGCTGTTTTAGTAAATTTAATCATATTAAAACCTAAAAGTTATACCACTAAAAGTCATAAGTGGGGTTAGTGTAGTTGTTAGTGCAAAATTATCTGTTACTGGAAAATCAATCTCGAATCCCATGATAGGTTGAAAATCATTGAAAGCTAATTTAATTCCCCTATCTTTAAAAGGTTTATCGTCCTGTAAATAAGCTCCTAATTTAAAATCTATAATTGCTGTTGAGTGAGTAACAATATTAAAATCATAACCGTAGCCAACAATAGGTTTCCTAACACTGTTTTCTCCTAGTAAAATATTGTGTTCTTTAATTTTAACAATGGCATTAGGAGCAAACATAACGTCTGGTATTGCCGGTTCTAACGACATAGTATGAAATATTATGCCTCCTAACGTAAGTTCTGTTATCATGATTTTACCTCCCTTCCTTTAGTTTACACCATATTAAATAACTAAGACAACAAATATTTATCACATAATTAAATAAACGAGGCATGTAAAGATCTTGTAATTCTACAAGTAACAAACATACCTCACCTATTGACCATAAGATCAACAAGCCCCATGAACATCCTGTCCTACCCTTCCTTAGGCACTCCACAACTTCTGGAATAGCGCATAGCGCCATACATATTCCACCTAACCACCCGATTTCATTCATGCCTACACCTTTCTACACGTTTCAACACCTTTTTACACCTTTTTACACCTTTTCTACACCTTTTATAAAAAATGGCGCGCCCCCTTATATATTAATCCAGTAGTTAAATCCTCATAATTATTCACTTTTTACATTTTTTACTTGACTTACTTATATTTTAATATAGAATAGTCTAGAGACTTTTAACCCTATCGGGAGATTAGTCTATCCCGTTAAAATACCCATCCAAATCAGTAACAATATCCCCGAATCTAGACTCCTCTTCGTCTCCAAAACTACAGTCAAACATAAACCTCAGGTTATTCAACGCTAGGGCGTAAAGCGTTTCTTGCACGTCTGCCTCTTCATTTTGTATTGTCGCTCCTGCGGTTTCCACCTTCGTCAAAGACCTTTTGCACCTTGCTAAAATCTTCTCGTACTGCTCTTTCGTAGCTTTTTCCATATAAGTCCTCCAAATGATTTAAAAATTCTACAAAGTTATAAAACTTCGATTGTCTAAATACCTTAAATAACTTTTGTCTTTCCATTGTAGTCAATTTATGGTATGATTCTTGCATGATAGTTTCTTTTTCCATACGTGCCAAACCCTTTAGCGTAAATAAAGCGTACTATAAGAACCGACAACTAACGCAAGAAGCACGAACGTGGCGCTCGGATTTTCTAGTTCAATTGCAGCAACCAGAGGTACTCCAACAAATACGATCGTTAAAGCAAGCATGGCGCTCAACAGAACATGCGTTATCCGTTTCTTATGATTTTTTCTATCCATCTAATATCCTCCTAACTAAAAAAGGTGAAGTCTCAAAGAGGTCAATGGACCTCACCAATATTGAAAAATTAATACAAGATAACCTTTTCGAGTCTCGCTACAATGGCAGAGAGATCGACGGTATAGTTATCGAAAACTTTGACATTGACGACAAGTTCATTGTTTCCCTCCGTTCTCGTAAATTGGCACATAACCAAGAGTATCACGAAGTTCTGATAACCGTTGAACTTTTGCCTCTAGAACCTTTACTTCTAAAGTAAGGTCGGCTAAGGCGTCGGCAATATCCTCTAAACTAATATCATTCTCCACTATTTCCTCCCCATCTGACATAGCAATCTCGAAGTTCATCTTGAAAAGAGTCCGTATCTTTTGATTGATACTCGAAAGACTCTCCGTTATCAATTTCGTAATCGCTAAACATAGTTTTGTTATAGTATGCATCCCTTAACTCCGTGTCTCCGGTCCAGTTTTTGACGCTACACACTTCGCTTCGCCATGGAACAAGTGGA